TGTTCAATCCTCCTGGAGCCGGAACTTAACGATAAGACGTTGTGCTGGTGCGGAAAGTACCACAACGCACCGTCCATCCGAGATCCCAATTTCTGCCGGATGTGCATGGGCGAGGAAGTCCCGACCGGCACACCCCGTGGCCAGCCGGTCAGAATCCAAGACGACGAAGAAGATCCCGACGAACCCGACGAACTCGAAACAAACTAATCAAAACCAATTTACAAAATCATGTTGAGAGGCATTGCAAAATGGTGGGCGAAGCTCAGTTACATCTTTAGCTTGGAGACAGAGGCGGCGAAGAATGAAATTAACGGCGCGACCGCAAAACGGAACGCCGAAGAAAAGCGGAAACTCGTTTTGCAACTGAACTCGGAAGCCGACGCGATCTACGAGAACATGAAGAAGGTTGAGAAAGAGGAAGAAGAGCGCCGCGCCGGAGAGGAATACCAGAAGTTGAGCAAGCAGGAGCAGTACGAGGACGAGCGGGCGGCGAAAAAAGAAAAAGACGACGCGCTCCAGATCATCTCGGAAAAGCGAAAGCTCGCGGACGAAGAAAGCAAACACGTTTCAGAAGCCGAACAGGTCGCCCAGGTATTGCGCGGGAGAGCGCAGGACAGCAGAAGTTTTGCGGATAAGATTCGGGAAATATGAAGATGCTGACCGAGCGCAAAACCTTCCCCTCTCATTGGAGCAAAAAGCGAATAGACCGCTATAAGCGCCGGTTCCAAAAACGATTAGCAAAACGACAATGATCGAGCGCTACACCATCAAATTCGGCCCGGCGGTGAGCCAGAAGGAGCTGGAAAAGGCCTTGCATGAGAACGACGGCATAGCTCATCCCAACCTTCACAAGATGAAGGCGCGCATAGAGGTTGTCGGGGATTTTGAGGACCTGAAGAAGATGTCGGCGTTTCTGAAGGAGCTTTCGAATCCGAACGATTAAGGTTCAAAATCTTCCACAGATGTTATTTCGTGGCCCCCGGAGAAATAGGGTATATCCTGCAAAACCCCGCGATGGGGTGAGCAGATGAGATACAGATTTCTCGTCGTGTCGAATAGGATGGCAATGACCGTTTCTCCCAATCGTTCAAATGGTTGGCCCACCGTTGCAGTAAAGTTTTTTCCATTGTGTCTGCCGGTCACCCGATAGATTCTGCGGTCACTCAGGGAAGCGTCCCTACTGTTGAAAGTTCTGATTGCTTCATAGGTTTCTTCGGCTTCTTTTGCATCTTCTGCGGCCGGGAGAAAGAATTTCATGGGAGTAGTATACCCCCTAGGATATTTGCATATTCCGCGCCCGAAGGTAGGATTATTGGTAACACCCCACCCGCCGCATTTCCATGAAGATTTCCACCGAACAAAGGCAGTATTACAAGTCCCGAATACGGAGCGTTATTGCCCAGCATCCTCAGATAAGCCAGGTAGGTTTAGCGGAGCGCCTAAAGGCCGAGGGGCTTGAACTCGACCGCAAATATCTCGGCTCCCTTTTGAACGACATCTACGTCGAACGTTCTAAGCGCGCGAATACGTGGATGCTGAACCACGCCCTCTCAGCTTTCCAAGACGTAATGATGGAAATTTCGGCCGTCGCGTGGGAAATCGCCAACGACCAATTCGCCCGGAAACAAGACAGGGTGATGGCACTGCGCGAGATCCGCGAGGCACATAAAGATATGTTCGAAAAACTCTTTGACGCCGGCGTGTTTGAACGCAAGCTCGGCACGTTAGACGCCACCCTCCGCAATACGCCCCTTCCCGAAGAACGGAAACAAGCAATCCGCGCCGTGTTCACAAACTGGGGATTACTAGAAGCTCCGAAGGAGGATGCCACAACAACCACTCCTCCCGCTTCCTGATTCCCCCTTCGACAGCTTCGAAGCGCGCAAAGAGAGCCGCAAATCCCTCCTTGGTTTTTCGCTCGTTTACCTATCTGGATATTTCTCAGAACCTCCGGCGACATTCCACGCAGAGATGATCCATGCGCTGGAGGATGAGAATATCCGCCGTTTGCTCATGATCGGCTTTCGCGGCTCCGGCAAAACGAAGTTTGGCAGCTTGGCGCTTCCCTTATGGGCGGCGCTCGAATACCCGGAGAAATATCCTTTTATCATCCTCGTCGCGAACACGTCGCAACAGGGGTCGCTCAACCTTTTCGCCATCAAGAACGAACTGGAAAGCAATGCCCTCATCAAGCAGGACTACGGCGAGATCACGGGCAAGGTGATCGAGGACTTCTCGCTGAAGGGAGAGGGAGATGAATGGCAGAAACAGAACATCGTCCTTTCGAACGGCGTCCGCATCCTTGCCCGCGCCCGCAGCCAAAAGATACGCGGTATAACCCATCTCCAACACCGGCCGCGCCTCATCATCGTGGACGACCCGGAAGACGGCGAATGGGTGAGGACAAAGGAAAACCGCGACAAAACGGATAGATGGCTCCATTCCGAGATCATGCCGGGCATGGACGCGCGGAAAGGGAAGCTCGTCGTCATCGGGAACCTTTTGCATATGGATGCTTTGCTTTCCCGCTTGCGCGCGCCCGGAACGGGATTTAAGGTCCTCGAATTCCCGCTAATAAATAAGGATGGCATATGCACCTGGCCCGCGATGTATCCCACCGAGCAATCGCTTAAGGACAAAGAGCGCGACATGGGCGCGATTGCGTGGCAGCGGGAGATGTTGCTCAAAATCGTTTCCGATGACGAAGCGGTCATAAAGCCGGAAGACATCCACTACTACGACGAGCGGCCAATGAACGCCGTAGCAAGTATAAAAGGCCACGGGATTGACCTCGCAATCAGCCAGAAAGAAGGCGCGGACTACACCGCAATCGTAAGCGGGGAAGTGTTCTATGTGGACAACGCGCCGAAGATATTCATCCGGCCAAACCCCTACAACGAGCACGTTACGTTCCACAATTTCCTCCAGCATGTCAGGAACATCCCCGGCGAACTGAAGGGCGCAAACCTTTTCTTTGTGGAAGACGTGGCGTACCAGAAAGCGGCCATTCAAGAGATGGAACGGGCGATGTTGCCCGTTGTCCCCATGAAGCCTCAGGGCGACAAGCGCGCGCGGCTACAAGTCGTCGCGCCGTATATCAAAAACGGAACCGTCCTTTTCCCGCGCACAGGGTGTGAACAGCTTTTAGGCCAGATGTTCAATTTGGGAGTGGAGAGTCATGACGATTTAGTAGACAGTTGTGCATATTTATTGCAGGGTTTGGCGAACCAAGGTCTTGAGTTGCCGAAGATTCAATGGATTGATGCGTAGCTTATGCACATGACTTTCGCGCGGAAAACCTTATAGTTACGATAAGCATGCCTGAATCCCTCAAAGCCACCAAAGCCCGCGAGATCACAAAAGAGAGCGTCACCGAAGCAGAAACGCTTGTGGTGAACGGCGTTTCGGTTTCTAGGCCAGCCGAGCATCCTATGCAGGCCGGTGATTTCTATTTCCGACCGACACTTACCCAGTCAATTGGCAAAACTCCCCTGTGGCGGCGAATATTTTTGCGCGAGACACGAAATCGCCACGTCTACGGCTCGGTGACGACCATCGTCATTAGCTGTCCGGCTTGCGGACTTCCCATTCTCACCAGCCCCGCGCACAAAGTGCTTCAGAGAAATCCCCTAACCATCGACCGCGAAATAGCGTGCCCCTATGCTCCCGCCGGACTTTCAGGAGCACACGCATTTTCCATAAAGAACGGAAACATTATGTCTGCGTAAATGGACAACCGTTTCATCCCTACATCCAGTCTGAATGCCAAGAACAAGCCAAGCTGGCCTATTCGCGCTTTAAATTCGCTTAATCCCTTCAAATCCCGTATCGAGCCGGAAGTGTACGGCCAGGACCAGAAAATCGAGTTCAACCGCTTCGGCATCGTGAACCGCGCCGTTACGAAATCAGGACGTTCCGTATTTGGTGAGTTTAGCGAGGGAAGCCAATTCAACATCCCCGCGCCAGGCGGCGGCAGTTCAATCAACACCTCGAAAGCATTAGCAAACAACAAAGGATTCGTCTACGCCGCCGTAAACGCAAAAGCGCGCGAAGTTATGAACATTGACTGGCGCTTGTTCGAAGTGGACGGCGAAGACCACGAGGAACAACTCGATCACGATTTACTCGACTTGCTCGACAGCGTGAACGACAACATGACGGGGCTGGAATTTAAGTACCTGATTTCAGCCTGCCTCGACCTTACGGGGAATGCCTATATCTGGCTCGAAGGCGTAAAAAATGACACGGACAAACCCAAAGCCCTCCATCTCATGCCGCCGGACAAGGTGCAGACGATCATCGACCGCCGCTCGTGGCCGAACCAGTTGATCGGTTACAAGATGCGCCTGGAAAATTCGACGACCGACATGGCGTTCCAGCCATACGAGGTTGTGCATCTCCGCCTGCCGAACGCAAAGAATTTCTTCGAAGGATTAAGCCCAGTAGAAGCGGGCGCGGAATACATCGACAACGACAACTATGCGATGGAGTTCAACCGCAAATTCTTCATCAACGGCGCGCGGCCGGCAGGCTTCCTTGAAAGCGAATTTGTTTCCGAAATACAGACCGAAGTCTTAAAGATCAGCTTTGCCAACCAGCATGAAGGCATCGACAACATGAACCGCATCGGTGTCCTGCCTAAAGGTGTGAAGTGGGTGCCCACGGGTTCCAACCCAAAGGACATGGATTTCAAAAACATGTCCGAAGATATGCGCGACCGCATTCTTTCGATGTTTGGTGTATCACGCACAATTTTAGGAACAGCGGAATCAGACACGAACCGTGCAACCGCCGAAACGGCGGACTATGTCTTCTCGAAACGCGTTATCAAACCGCACATGACGCTCATTTGTTCATTCCTCAATGAGCGCCTCGTCCCTCGCTACGGAGATAACCTCTACATAACGTTCATTGACCCCGTGCCGGAAGATAAAGCCTTCAGGACAATTGAGATGCAGGCCGCCTCAGGCAGCCAGCCAGTGCTCACGCCGAATGAAACCCGCGATGAGTTTATGGGAATGGGACCTGTGGAGGGCGGCGACAAGCTCTATGGCTCAACCTCATTCGCACCGCTTGGCGAACCAGAGGCAGAAACGGACGTTGACCCCGATGCCAAACCCAACACCGAACCGTTGAAACGAGTTGCCAAATCCGTTAAAGCCGCGAACGGCCAGCGCGTCGCATTCCGTGTTGCGCGAACGAAGCTGCATAAGCGCACTGAGATGCGGAAAAAGATGGCCGAAGGCCTTAAAGAACGAATTGCAAAAGCAGTTGAGGAAGCTGCGAAGCACGTGAGCTTCTCCACGAAAGAAAAAGATGCGGAAGTTTCAAAAGCCGTTAGCGAACGTACCTTTAAAGCCGAAGCTGAAATAAAAGAAACGATCATCAAGCTGAACGGCGAACAGAAAAAAGAAGTCCTTGCGAATCTTTCCAATGTCGTAAAAGCCATCGACCCGTCGAAACTTTTCAACATCGACAATTGGATCTCGATAACGACGAATGCTTTGACCCCGGTCATGGAAAGCTTGTTTGAGAGTGAAGGGAAAGCCGCCGCCGCTGAAATTGGCAAACCCGAACTCAACCCCATCTCTGACATCGCCGCGCGGGAAGCATTGCACGAATCCATAGCGAAGATGTCAGAGAGTTACAACCAGACGACCCTTGCCACCCTTGAAGTGAAAATCAATGACGGCCTTGCGGCAGGCGATAGCTTGGCGGATATCTCAAAAACGGTGAGTGAAATTTACGAATGGAGCGACACCTGGCGCGCGGAGAGAGTTTCGAAGACCGAAGCATTTCGCACGACGAACATGGCATTGAAGACCGCCTGGCAGCAATCCGGCGTCGTAAAGACGATCAAGTGGTACACGTCTTCGGCCGAACCGTGTCCCTTCTGTCTCGCGATGAATGGCAAGGTCATTAGCATCGACCAGAACTTCTTCAATAATGGCGACAGCTTGACGGTGGGCGAAGGCGACGACGCGAAAACGATGTCGCTCGACTACGGGGATGTCGGTTCGCCGCCTCTTCATCCCCAGTGTCAATGCGTAGCCAGGCCAGAGGAAATTTCTATTGATTAAGCGTGAAAACAAATTGCGCCTATTGTGGAAAAGAGTTGGATCGCTCACCATGTCGAGCGAAGCGACGTTGTTATTGCAATCAAACTGAAGTCATGTTGTACCAGTACAAGTACGGGATCATGGATGGCAAAAAGGTTATAGAGAATGCCCACGAAACGCTTGCTAGTAATGGCTGGAATCGTGGTGTACCTAAACCCATGCTCATGGGCGAGAATAATCCCGCAAAGCAACCTGACGCTCGCGCCAAAATCAGCGCCGCCAAATTAGATCACAATTGGATGCGTGGCCGTACTGGGAAACTTCATCATCTCTACACAGGTGGGAAAATCTGGTGGAGGGGTGCTGACTGGGATGCCATTAAACTACGCGTTCGGCAGCGAGACGGTTTCATGTGTACTGAATGTGATATGACCGAGTGGCAACACGAACAAAAATGGGGACATCCCCTCCATGTCCACCACATAATCGCTTACCGGATTTCTCACGACAATTCCATGTCGAATCTTCAGACGCTTTGTGATTCTTGCCACGGAAAGAAAAAATCTGACGAAAACATCCTGATTGAACAGTGCCGAGAGGTGCTGGCCCTTCCTGCCGCAGCTCAGTAACCCACAAGCAGCGAAAATTCCTTTTCCTATACTTCAATCATGCTCGATTCCGTCCAGAACCTAGTCAAACTCAACGTATCGCAAGGGTACGACCAAAACGCAACCTCGATCGTATTAGAAGCGGGGCAAGGCGCGGAACTCCCGGCGGCTTCGTTCAATGTGACTTGGTGGAATGCTACGGACTATGCCGACCCTTCTGATGACCCGAACGCCGAGATCGTACGTATAACTGCCATTTCTACTGACACGTTGACCATTACCCGTGGCGCTGAGAGCGCGACCGGCGGAGGCGCGGCATCAACGAAAAATACAGCAGGGAAGACCTACAAGATGATCCTCGGCATCACGGCCAAGATGATTACCGATATTGGTGCCAATCTCCAAAAGCCGTGGAGATTGGTTACGGTGAATGGCACGATTAACAGCGTAAACACGGTATTTACGCTCAACGGCGCGATTACGCCATTCGACCCGAATTCGATGGACCTCAAGCTCGCCCGGCAGCCCCAGGAGCAGGGAATCGACTACACGCTTTCTGGCACGACCATCACCTATGTCGTTCCTCCGGATATTTCGCTCGCCGGCCAACCGCACACTGCCAAGTACCAGTAATCCCCAAGCAATCAAATCCGCTTTAACTATAGTTAAAACAACATCCGCTACATGAAGAAGTTCCTGCTCGCCTTATCCTCTCTCCTCTTTCTCGCTTCTGCCGGGCAGTATTTAACGACGCGCGCCGCCGCCTATCCTCCGGCTTTAGGGGGGACCGGCACGTCACTTGTCCCGGCCTCAGGCACAATCCCGATTGGTACCGGCGCGGGAATCTACACCCCCGCACTGCTCACGCCGGGCACCGATATCGTTATCAGTAATGCTTCCGGGAGCGTGACGATTGCGGTGAACGCAAACCAATTCCTTCCGTCCAGTACGGTGTATGTGGCGTCAGTGAATGGCCAGAGCGGGACGGTCACAATAACCTCATCAACCTTGGGCGTCGCAACAAACACGATCTCGCTTTTCAATGGGAATGGGTTTACGACGACGACCATTCAAAGCGTGCTGAACTCGCTCTCAGTATCCGGCCTCTTGACCTACAACTCATCCACCGGCGTTTTAGGCTACACATCGTCTTCCCTCGCACTCGGTACGGCGTCGCATAATAGTTCTTCGGATTTTCTCGCGTCATCCACCGTCTATGTCACGACTGTGAACGGACAATCGGGGGCGGTGACGATAAACGGTGTGGCAACGACCACTATCAACGGCACGCAGGCGGCGGTTTTCCGGATTGTGGGAGACGGCACAACCGTCACCTCAACCGTGAGCGGCGCGACGACCACATTTTCTATTCTCACTACGGGCAATTGGATCGGCACATGGCAGGGCGTGAATTCCTCAACCTTTTATCTTGCGACCAATCCGAACCATTACATCTCGTCCTCAACCGCGAGCACGCTCTACTACCCGCTGACTGGCAATCCGTCCGGCTTTCTGACATCCGCCCCGGCGACGACCACGGTCAACGGCCAGCAGTGCGCTGCGTTCACCTTCAGCACGACAGCGACCACAAGCCCCAGTTCCGTGACGACCACGACGTGCGCGCTTTTTATCAATCTTCTTACCTATTCGAGCGGCACGGACATCAATGTCAGCTCGAACGGAGTTATAAACTTCGTGAACACTCCGGGATATCTCACGGCGGCGGTCACCTCCGTCAACGGCAACTCGAATGCCGCGCAAACTTTCACGGGAGGCACGGGAATTTCGGTATCGAGCTCCGGCGGCAATACCACGACGACGAATACCGGCGTGACATCGTTCACGGGAGCAGGATGCGTCACGGCCGCGAATAGCACGGGCACGGTAACGCTCTCGGTGACCTGTGCGGGCAGTGGCGGCGTTGCTTCGACGACCCCATTCACGGCAGGCAATCTCGTTGTCGTATCGTCGTCTGGCGCATTAGCAAGCATCTCAAGTTCGACCTACTATCTTTCAACAAATCCTTCAGGCTACATCACAACCTCGACCAATAATTTCGGCGGCATCACCACTTCTACCTACAACGCTTCCATAACTATTTCCACGGCTGCTCCTTTGGGCGGTGGTGGGCAACTCTCGAATAATGGGACGCTGAACCTCACTTGCGCTACCTGCATTTCCACCTCAACTTTCAACGCCACGGGAACGACGGGAAGCGGAGCGTATTTTATAGGTTCCAGCACTTTGGCATCGACCAACATCCAATACGTCCCCGCAAACTTCGCCACGGCGGGTTGCGCGGGTTCCTCGACCGCGACCACGTTGAATGGCTGTATAAATGCAATCTATTCCTCGCAATCTGCGCTTGCGAGTACGACCAATCCCGGCGGCGTGACCATCTGGATTACGAACTCCGTTACTTCAACATGGACGGGTGAGATCAATTTCAATATCAACGGGCTTGTTCCGTCGCTCAAATGCACAGCCGGGGTATCCCTTGTCTATACGGGAATCGGAAACGCTTACGCCGGTGACTTCAATTTCGGCAATTTCACGGGACACGTCACGAGCGATGACAGCGGATGTATTTACAAGAGCAACATCGCTGGAATATCGGCCGGACAGACCAACCTCTCAACGACTACCGCGTGGTTGTTCGGCGGTTCGAATGGGGCGGTGGGCGTTAATTTCCACGACAACACGGTCAACGGCTTTCAAACGGCTGTGGAGGTGGGACAGAACGCCTATATGGATAGTTGGCTAAACAATTCTTTCTCTGGCGGCAACGGAGGCCAAGCCAATCGTGGTTCGGAAATCCAGATCGACACCGCCAATAATTCGGGCGAGTCACTCACGTTCGGCGGAAATCTTGTCACCGACCCCGGCAATTCCAGTTCCAGCAACTGCATCAACGTGGCTGACAATGGGGTGGAGAATCTGGAAATTACGGGAGGCGGTGCGGTTGACGATTGCCAAATCAGACTCGGTATCAGCGAGAACATTGTGAACATCGACCACATTGACATGGAAAATGCGGCGTATGGAACGTACGGAAAATTTCCCTACATCATCGCTTCTTCTTCTGGCGCGACTGTTCTGAACGTAGATCATGTCATTTTTGCAAACGACGCCAATACGAGTGGCAACAGCCCGCCGGAATTTGTCGAGGAAGCTGTGAATTTTAGCTTCAATAACAACACGCTCGATCTCTACGGTACTGCACCCGCCATGACGAACGCCGTGGATCACACTTTGAATCCCGGTCAAGCGGTAGAAGGAGCGTGTGCAAACTGGGTACAGAATGGCGTGGTTTCAAATATCCTTCCGCTATCGGGAACTCCCTATCCCGCTTGCATCACCGAATACAACAATAGTTATCCTGTTTATTTGTCTACGGGAGGCAACAATGTCGGATACATCGTGAATGGCCAGCAAAACGTGGCGACCTTCGACAACAACGGCAACTGGACTTTCTTAAACAATGTGAAGGTCGGCGGCGCATTGAATGTAACGAGCACGGCGACCTTCCAAGCGGCCCTCACGCAATTGGGAGGTTCAGTGTCCCTCGCCTCAACGAGCATTACTGGTGCGGCTTCTACGACCGGAAACTTTGCCATCGGGGGAACGCTGAATGTGACCGCCACTACGACCCTTCTCGGAGTGACCGAAGCATCCGGCACGCAATACTATTCGCTTTTCGCCTCAAGCAGCGCGAACGCATCCCAGACCACGATCAATTGGAACAACAGCAACGTCCAGGAATTGAAGCTCACGACCTCGACCACCATCACGTTCACGAATACTAATCCGGGAGCTCGCTATATCCTCATGCTTTTGCAAGACGCTACCGGCTCTCGAACCGTCACCTGGCCTTCAACCGTTCAGTGGGCAGCGGGAACCGCTCCGACTTTGACGACGACCGCAAGCAAAATGGACATCATAACGTTCGTGTGTGCTAGCGTTTCATCAACCGATTGCTACGGAGGTGCGAATCTTAACTACTCGCCGTAATGAAAAAATATCTCATCGCAATCGGAGTTTTCATCGCACTCTGTTTTGTGCCGAAAGCGTTTGCCGCAATCACCCTGAAAAATAACTGCTCCAATACAAGTGGTGGAGCTTCGGGAACCACACTCGGTTGTTCTTTGGGAACGGTTACGGCTGGCGACCTTATCGTCGTCATGGTGGATGGATATTCGTCTCCCACCTCAACAGCGACAATCAGCGACAAAGGAGGAGACAGTTTTACGCAGGGAACCTATGCCACTTCTTCCGGGCTGGGCATGGAGCAAACGTTCTATTCCGCAAACGTTGCTGGAGGGTCTTCATATCAAGTGACCTCAACATGGAATCCGACTATCACCTACCGCTATATTTCCGCTTTTGAGTTCAGCGGCGCAGCTACTTCCTCCCCCCTCGATGCGACGGGAACGTATTATGCCAATAGCAGTGCGGCGGGGCCTTATGCGACGAGCAATGGTACGACGACACAGGCGAATGACCTCATCGTGGGTATCTCGAACTGCAACGACAGTCCCGGTGTCGTTACTCAGGGGACCGGATATACGATTTACAACACCTCTGGGGGGCAATGCGATATTTCCGAAGCATCTACCTCTGTCGGTGCGGCGGGAAGCCATAATGCTCCATTCAACATCAGCAATTCGAGCGACCATGTAGAGGCAGCCATGGAAGCGTTCAAGGCCGCGCCCGCTTCACAACCAACCTCCACTCCCGACGCCCTATTCTTCGCGGGGGATTAAGGTTCACGAAGCCAAGCTTCTGCCAGTAATCGCTTTTCGTGTCGCGGTTCAAGCGCTTTTATGTTAGCTGGGCGGAGCCAAAGATGTGTGCAACTATCAATAGCGGTCCTTTGCAGACACAGTTTCCCGTGTTTTGCCTTCAATGCGAAAAACTTGTGTTCCTGCTAAGCGGCATCGTGTTTGAAGCAAGCGACCCGCGTTCGTCAGGAGTCTAGCTAACACAAGATACGCTGGATATTCTTTATGTTGCGATGGGGAAACGCCAGGACAAGTTGTTTTCCTTTGGGTTTGACTCCCTCGATATCGAAATTGCCGTCATCCAAGCAATATGGACTCAGATAAGGAGCTTCGATGAATGCCGGCCCATAGACTCGGTACTCAAACGATCTACTCGGTGCGGCAAAAAATGCCGCGCATTGTGAAGGCTCCAAAGCTGCATTCTTCTCAGCGTAGCGCGGATTGGCCGACAGCGCCTTTAATTGAAGTACGTCATCGCGATCCGCATCATTCAAAACAAATTGTTCCCTGATGAGATGGATTGTCCGATCAAGTTCGGCCGAGATCTTCATTTGGTTTAGCGCTACGTTAAAGCCATCTTCTAACTCGTCTGGATATCGCATTGTGTAGGCCTTTTCAAGAAAACGCAGGAAACCCTCGTTAAGAACCAACGATGAGCGAATATGCTTTTTGACAGTGCCGTAAATAACGGCGATCCTATGACTCCTCGGAATGGGAAGTCCAACATTCGCGCATAGTCCCTTCAAATATTTTTCAATCGCTGTGTTTGCCAGTCCCGATCCCTGAACGAGCATCCCCTCCAAAAGAAGGGATCGAGCAGCAAGATAATCAGCATTGCCCCATCGTATCCAGTGAAAAACCTTTATTGCATTGTGATCCGAACTAGCACATCTACCTGCCATCACAACCTCCACCGTACACAAAATGAGCCTGTCTCTTACACTTAAAGTATCACTCCCCGTGCATCTGTTCGACATCCTCAAAAGGCCGTCCTCCTAAGGAGGCATTAGATATCCCCATGACCTTTTTTCCGTTCTTTCTATACTGAGAACAAAACCAAATGTACGGCTTTTCTGGCTACGGCACCAATTCATACGGCTCGAAACGCGTCTCGCTCATCCCGCCGATTATTAAAAAGGCGATGCGTTATCTGCAATTGAAATTCAAAAGCATCACCCTCGGCCTATGATTATCCAACCCCAAATTGTAGGGCAGGGCGACTATGGTTACGAGCTTCCTTTTACGCTCGAAGATGGAGATGGAAATGCTGTCGATATCACCTCTGCCGCGCTTGTCCTGAACGTGCAGGACAGCCAAGACCCCTCCCAGGAGGTCTTATTTAGCGGCTCCATGACCGTTGACAACGGCCCGGACGGGACCTGCCACTACACCGTGGCGCAGGGAAATTTTCCGAACCCCGGAACATTCATCGCCCAGATCATCGCCACATGGTCTTCCACGGAAGTCCTCACCTGGTCAGGCGTCACCATCATCGTCGCCCCGAAGCTCCCGAAATCGAACAACTGACTTATACACAAGCGCCTCGAACGCTCTTTGGCATAGTTAAGCCATGAACAATAAATATCTTTATATCGGTTTGGCGGTTGCGCTAGTGGCTGGTTTGGTCGGAGGTATCCTCGGCGCGAAGTGGTTTGCGCCCCTTGTCGGGGGAGATTTTGCGGGAGGTGTTCTTCCCACAAACCTCGTAACCGGCAACGACGCGAACAATTACGCGTATCCGGTAGGCAGCTTGGCATGGGGAGCACCGAACGGCCTCTATATCGGCGGATTGGCAGCGAACAACGAACTTACTCAGCTCTACACGGCGACCGAGGCATACCCGGCCACCGCGTTCAACCTAGGAGCCATCACGAACGCAACCTCGGCCACGAGCACGTCGTTCAGCTTCAGCGCGCCTGGGTTTTCGGTCGGCGACGCGTGCGAGGTGACGTACAACGGTGCGACAACCACGAGTGCCTTCGGAGCCGATGCCTTCGTCACGGCAGTAAACGGCAGCGCGGTTACGACAACGGTAACGTTCTGGAACGGTGCGGCCTCGGCAATCACCTTTAGCGTCACAAGCACCGCGACTGGAGTATCTAGCACGCTCAAGGCGACTTGTTTCCACACCGGAGTTTAGCGAACCACAAGGAGGTAATGAATGAAATCCTCAAACAATTCTCGGAAGACGTAGCAAAACAGCTCAAAGCAAAAATCGAGAGCGCCGAATTTGCGGCTTTCATCGAGAAAGTAAAAGCCGCCGGTGACGACCGTACTTTCGAAGTCGTGATGAGCACCTCAGACGAAGACAGGCAGGGCGATGCCCTTGACCAGTCGGGATGGGATTTTAGATATTTCGACATGAACCCTGTGCTCCTTTGGGCGCACAACTATTCATCCTTCCCCATCGGCGTCATTACCGACATCGAGGTTAAGGGAAACGAAACCGTCGCCACCGGCAAATTCGCCCCGGCAGGAATGAACCCGGATGCCGACCTTGCATGCGCCCTTTATCAGGAGAAAATCCTCCGCGCCGTTTCCCCCGGCTATATCCAGAACGACGACGGCACGCGCGAATTGCTTGAAGTGAGCTTCTGCCCGGTTCCCGCTGGGCGTTACGCACTCTCCATGCGCCAGGTACGGAGCCTCGGCTTGTCCACCCGCGAATTGATTACAAAGGGATTCTTTTTTGAGAAGAAAGCGGATGATGATCCCAAGCTCGGCGATTCCTGCGAGGGAGACGATGGCACGCCCGGAGTGCTCGCGAAAGACCCGAAAAATCCCGACCGCCTCATCTGCGTCCCCAACGAATCAAAATCAAACGAAACCCAAAGCAATATGAACGACGAACTCCAGAAGAACTTAAAAGCGGAACATGAGCGGCACGGGAAAGCGGTCATGAAGTCCATTGAGGAATTCGGCGAGAAGTGCTTTGGCAAGTCAGAAAAGGCCAAAGACGATGAGGCGGCCAAAACCATCGAGGAGTTTGAACAAAAACTCGAAGCCGAACATACGGAGCATGGCGAGAAGTGCATGAAGGCCGTGGACGGCGCTTACAAGATCGACCCGGAGGAAAAGAAGTCCATAGACGAATTCAAGAAAGCTATCGAAGGCGAAAATCTTGAGCACGTTAAATGCTTCAGTAAGGCGATTGAGGAGTTCAAAGCTGAACCGAATGAGAAAGCGCTCGACGAGTTCACGACGAAGGCTGAAGACGAACTCGCCCGGCATGAAAAGGCGCACGTGGATTTGTGCGAAAAGGAATTCGGTGAAGGCCAGGATGACGGGAAGGATGAGAAAGCAATCACTGAAAAATCCGGCCGCGCCATTTCCGCCGCTACCAAGGAAAAACTCGATGCAGTTTCAAAATCGCTCGATGACCTCCATGACAAGCACGCAAAGGCTTTGAGCGACCTCGCGGACGAACATAAGAAGGATATTTCCAATGCAACCGCTGCCATTAAGGCAATTGCCGAAAATGGCGACGTGGGGGAGGAAAAGCCTGGAGAAAAGGCTTCCCCGAACGCAAGGTCGAGTTCCTCAGGAGCGGCAATCAACAAGGATGTTCCGATGACAGACCTCGAAACGTACTTGTTCACCCAACGGCTCTTGAGGCAGGTCAAATCTGCGTCGGAAGACGGGCTCCGCCAAATCAAGGACGACTTGAAAACGAAGTTCCCCTCCCGCAGATAGACCTCAATCCATTTTTTCTAATGGACCCCAAAAAACTCTCTGAAACGATTGTTAAGGAAGTCATAGACGCAAACACGAAGTCCTTCGCCGACATGATGGAAGCAGCCCTCGCCAAAACCGAGGAAGTTTCCGCCAAGACGGCGCGCGAGATGGTCGAGCGGATGTCCTTCGAACGCGCAGTGCGCGGACGGGACATCACGGGCTTGAACAGCGAGCAGAAGATGGCCTTCGCCAAACAGGTGCAGGGTGTCTTCAAGGGCGACGACCAGGCCGCGCGCATGGTGACCAAGGATTCGTCCTACGTCACCAAAGCGAACGAGGCCCTGATCGAACAGCAGGACGGCCGCGGCGGATATCTGGTAGCCCCAGAATACGCGGCAGCAATCTTGCGTATCGCGGCTTCCGTCGGAACGATCATGAAGCAGTGCCAGCAGTGGCCGATGAAGACCGATGAACTCGGTATTCCGAACTACACTGGCGCGTTCCTGACCGGCTCTTACGTCGGCGTTGACCTTCCGGGAACGGTGACAGGGCTTACCTTCGGGCAGGCCGTCCTCATCGCAAAACTTTGGCAGCTTGCATTCACGGTCGGCAACGACCTGATGCAGGACGCCTCGGTAAACCTCGGTGATTGGCTCTTGACCATGGCTGGCGAAGCACTCGCCAACATGATCGACCAGCAAGGCTTCATCGGCGGCACGGTAACCACCGCGCCGGGACCCTTCGTCGGCATCTTGAACGTCACGGGCACGAACCTGTACTACAGCGGTAACTCAAGCACGTCCGGAAAGACCAGCATGAGCGGTTATAACGTCGTTACCGACAGCGGTAACGTTGTTGGACAACTCGAAGAATCCATCCTTGATGGTGCAGCCTGGTACTTCCACCGCACGACATGGGCAGCCTTCCGTACCCAGCTTGCTTCGACCTCCGGCGTCCCGTATCTCTTCCTATCGGGCGCAAGCAACGAGCTCTCGGACACTCCGGGCGGCGGACCGATTAAGCCCGCAGGCGAATTGATGGGCTACCCGGTTTATACGAACCGCTGGCTTCCCGCTTACACGGGTGCCACCGTTTCCGCAAGCACGGTGTTCGGCATCTTCGGCAATATGAAGGCATGCGCGTTCGGTGACAAAGGTGATATGCGCGTCGCGCAGTTCACTTCCGGCAACTTCGGCGGCAAGGAAGTAGCGCTCGCGAACCAGACGGGCATCGTCTACCGCCATCGTCACGCGTTCGTCGTTGTGCTTCCGAAAGCCTTCGTCCTTCTCTCAACCTCGGCATCGTAGTTTCTTGATGCTTAATCCGGTCTTCGCTTTCGTCGCTTTCCTAGACGGAAGCCCGGCCGGATGAGGTTCAATAAACCGCCCGTCGAAATCTATACATTTGGACTCCAAATCTATACATTTCGTCCCTTCCGATTAAAGTCGAGGGAAGGCAGGGGCCAATAAATCATTTGCAATGCGCTTTAATCCTTACGACGACACCAAGATCGTTGGCGGCACCAGCTTGCCGGCCCAGAGCTTCACCGGCTCAACGGCCGTTGACGGCAGCAAAGTGGACACCCAGGGCGCGGACAACGCTGTCCTGTATGCGAACGGCGCGGAAGCGTCCGGTTCTCCTTCGGCAGCGACACTCGTCGTCACGCTGCAAGAGAGCGCCGACGGTTCCACGAACTGGTCGAACGCGCTCGACAACACGAATACGGTCATCGGCTTTACGCTGAACGCCGAATCCGCCGCTGCCGAGAACGTCGCCCGCATCGAAGGCCTCAACCTTAATCGGAAGCGGTATCTTCGCGCGGTCGTGACGCCCGCCTTCACCGGCGGCTCGTCCCCGGCCATCCTCGGTTTTGCCCAGATCATTCTCGGCAACAACCAGCAGGTTCCGGTCGATTACGCGACTTCGAACACTTAGTTCGACTCTCGTGCCTTCGCATTCAGGGTTGGTTGCATACGACCAGCCCTGCAGCGAGGGAAATCCTCGGCGCAGTAGTTCTTTGAAATAGGGGATGTCGAGTCACGTCACAACAAAAACATGTCAGGAGTCACAGCGGGCGATCGCACGATCGCTCATCACGATATAGATGGTGTTCTCATTAAGTGTCTCGGTAATGGTCTCACGTCAAACGGTGGTTGCGACTTTTGCGGAATTCGTAATTGGTTAGACCGCACGCAGGATCGCCTTATCGGCAAGGTTCTCACGGTCGTAGACGCATCCGTTGTCGAACCCATTCAAAACAAAGCCATGAAGGATCTCATCAAAACCGATGTATGGGATGAGATGCGAGCTCTCGAAGAACATATCGACTGCATGCTCGCCGGCAGTTCCTTCTACGTAGATCTCAAGCTCAAGAACGTCGATGCCAGTCCTCGAAAAGCTGGCTAAGTAAACTAATCCTCTCGGCTCCCCTACCTCAAAGAATTACCCCGCATTAAATCAATGCCCAATCCTTCAGAACAAGCAGTCTGGTATGCGCTATCGACCGTAGCGCGCATTAAAGACCGCATCCAAATTACGGTGGGCGATTTTGATTCTGTCCTCGCGAGGATGCTCAATTCAGTCACCGACTTCATCGAGCGCGAGTGCGGCAAATCAGGAATGGAGATGTACCCGAACGATGGGCATTTTCTCCAAAAGACGTACACGAACGAGGTGTATAGCGTCCATGGGGCGAAGCAAATTTACCTGCCGCTTCGCAATTCTCCGGTCACCTATCTCATCTGCACAGGAAATCTCACTCAAGGGTCAGCGGTCGTCGCAAACGTGACGCCTTCCGTTGGCATCGTCGCAGGGATGCCGCTTTTCAATATTCAAGGTTTGTTTCCGCAGGGAACAACCGTGGTATCCGTTTCCGGCAACAGCGTAACGATGAGCCAGCCCGCGAGCGTGACGCTTTCAGCGGCACAGTTTGAGATAAGCGGCCTCATCTCGTTCCAATGGCGTGCGGGAACTCCCAGCAATCCCAACTGGACAGCTTTTATCCAAGACCAGTTCGAGCTTGTGGAGCAAGGTCATTCCGGAATCGTCCGTGTGTACGGCGTCATACCGCGGATCTACAACAACATGCTCCGCGCCAGCTACGTCGCCGGATTCCCCTATGACTGGCAAAACGCGGGCAACAACATCGGTACGCACCAGGTTCCTGGCGATCTCACGGACACCTGCGAGAACGTCGTCGTCAGAATATATAAACGCCGCCAGCTCGCGGGACAAGCAAGCGAAAATCTCCAGGGCGCAACCGTTTCATGGAGAAACGACTTCGACGCTCAAGACAAGGCCGTCATCAACCATTACCGCCGCGTCGTAATCTGACATGCAATTTTCCGTAACCATACCCCAGCTCCCGGCGCTCCAGTCCGCCCTCGCCGACTATCCCGCTATTTCGCGTCCGATCATCCAGAACGCCGTTGTAGGGGCTCAGGCCATCCTTGCCAAATTCACCACTGTAGCAACGGTTCCCGTGCGCACCGGCTATCTTGTCCAAAATTGGGGATTCGATATTGGTGATCTCATGGCGCGGTGGTACCCGAAAGCGTCCTATGCTCCCTACGTTGAGTTTGGAACCGCGCCGCACATCATTAAGGCAGTGAATGCCCGCGTTCTTGCGAACGCGAAGACAGGCCAATTCTTCGGACCCGTCGTCCATCATCCGGGAACAAAAGCCAACCCTTTTATGGAAAGAATCGTCGCCGCCGCACAGCCCGAAATAACCGAACTGTTCGGTCAAGCGCTCACCAACATAACCGGCGCGATAGCCGCACAAAGTAATGCCTAGCAACACACCCGCACAATTGCAAATGAATGCCATTATCGCGGACTTGCAGGCGCTCGTCCCAAACGTCCTAAACTGCGTGATCGTGGATGGTATGACGAAGGTCCATCCATTAGACCGCGATTATCCGGGCTTCCCCGCGGCCGTCGTCATCCCGCCAATCCTCAAGGAATCCGCGTTTGAAGATAGCGCCAACAACCTCCGGCAATACACCTGGTACGTCATGATCGTCACCACCCCGGAAGCTATCCCCAAGACCGATCCGACGTATCTGGCAGGATTAGAGGATAACGTGTGCGCGGTCTTTGACGCAGATTGCACGTTAGGCGGTACGGCGAATGGTGCTGTCATGCCCGCAGTGGTAGAACCGCCCGGCCCGGTAAACCACAATTCCGTCACCTACGTCGTTTTCTATATTCAGTTCACGGCCCGCGTATTGGTCCCTGCTTCAGTCCAAATAAATTAAACACTCAACATGTTGGAAGAATCGCAAAACAAAATGATAGATGCCGGCGACCCCAAAGACGAGGTTACGTTCAAAGCTGCTTCCGGTGTCCTCTATGACTTCTTTTTCCCAGGCAGTGGCAAGTGGAAACCCGTTACCGTCCGCGCCGAATCCCGCGAAGTGGCGCAAGAACTTTGGGAAAAAAACCGCGAACCGGTAAATCAGGAGGTAAAGGACGAAGAAAAACAAACCAATAACGAATAAGTATCATGGCAAAAGGAATTGGAAAACTATTCGCCCTTGGGCTCGCAAAAGAAGCGACCCGTGGCACAGCAATCTCAGCAGCCACCTACTGGCTTCCCTTTGATGACCTGAGCTTCGACGAGAAATATGACAACACCATCGCAGACCAGGCGGTAGGCGTGATTGAAAACGCCATCGCCGAATACCGGGTTAAGAATTACGCCGACGGCTCGTTCAAGGTCCCCATGCTTGACCAGAGCACCGGGCTTCTTTTCTTATCACTCCTTGGCTCGCAGGCGGTAGGAACCCACGCCGGAGAATCGGTCGTCTACGACCACACGTTCACCGTCGGGGAATCGGCGCAGCACCAATCGCTCACTCTTTTCATCCATGACCCGCTTTCGGGGACGGATTATTCTCACGCGAACGGCGTCATCCACAAAATGGACATCGACGCTGAGCTGAAGAAGTTCGTCCAGCTTTCCTGTTCCGCCCGCGCATTCAAGGGCGTTTCACAATCATCATTCAGCCCATCCATATTGGCGGAGAACCGCTTCATCCCGCAGTACATGACGTTCAAGTACGCGACGGCCGTTGCCGGGCTTGGCGCTGCGACCGCAATCGCGCTCAAATCCATCAAGCTTACGGTTGACGAGACGATCGAAGACCAAGAGGTATTAGGAAACGTTGCCCCGGCGGATTTCCTCAACAAAGAATTCAAGGTGGAAGGCCAGCTTGAGTGCATCTACCAGAACCTCACCGACTTCAAGACTGTTTCCCTCGCGACGCCGAACGTCGGCCAGGCGATGCTCATAGATTTGAAGAACACTGATGTCACTATTGGCAGCACGACCAATCCAGAATTGAAGATCACTCTTAATCAGGTTTACTTTTCGGAATACTCGCGGCCGATCAAAGTTAAGGACCTCGTCTACCAAACTTTGAAGTTCCGTGGCACCTATAAATTAGCAGACAGTGCGATGATAACCGTTGTCCTCACAAACACCGTGAGCGGAACGTATGCATAAGGTCGAAAACCAACATTAACTAAGTATCATGGCCGAAAGAAAAACAAAGACCGTCACCACGCCGTCCGGCGTGTCGGTCGAATTGAAGGAATACATCTCCGCCGGAGAGTTCCTTGACGTCACCGAAAGCAAGGATGCCTCGGAGATCTCAAAGAACGAACTCGCAAAGCGCCTTGTGCAGACCGCCGTCGTCTCACTGAACGGCTCGAAAGAGAACGTTCCCGCGGCGCTCCGCGAACTCCCGCTTCCAGACTATCTTTTCCTGAGCAAGGAAGTAGCGAAACTCACGAGCGCGGATTTTACGGAGGCGAAGACGAGTCTGTAGATCACATTTGGCATTCGTTCTTCGCCTCCGGGCGGGCCTACTTGCCCCCGAAGTTGAAAATGGTATTGCTCTGTAAAGAGATGCATTGGACATCCCGGCAATACCGTCGCGAACCGCAAGCCTTCGTTGCCGCGCTCCATTCTTTGCTCCAGAACGAAGCCGAAGCGATGAATCGCAAGGCGAAGCAGTGACCTTGCCAGATTTCCGAATGTGCGGCACTGTTAAAGGAGGTCGAAACCAATCCTAAAATAATTCAGATGGAAACATTCGCCATTCTCTTCATTTTCATCGTCTGCCCTCTTGCGCTTCTCGCTTTTATAATCGCCGCCTCTATCCACCGCGCCAAACAAAAGAGGACAATCGCCAAAGCCGCAGAGAAATACCTACACTCCTAATCCCGCAATGGATACCGAGCTTCAAATCCTCATATCAGCAGTCGATGAAGCGTCGGGAACGATAGCGGAAATTAGCGACTCGGTCAGTGGCATGGCCGAAGATGTCACGACGGCGACAGATGCCGCCGGAGACAGCTTTGCCGAATTCGGTCTCCAAGTTAACGAGACCACCGGAGAGATACAAAACGCACTGCTTACCCAAGAGCAGTCTTTTGCGTTGGCCGCCGACATAGCGACGCAGTCCTCAGAGGAGATCATCGACCTGATGGTCGAAGAGGGTATTTCCTCACAAGAGGCCGCCGCCGTCATCGCAGAATCAAATGCAACCATCGCATCTTCGGGCGAAGAGGCTGCTACCAGTTCCGCCGGCGCATACGCCGGGCTTGCCGCGATCGCTGGAATAGCCTTCCTTGCAGTAAAGGGTGCCATAGGCGAT